GGTTGACCTTTTAACCAGTCAACTAGTTTACCATCAATATCATTCATCTGTAATGACTTATATTTGATATATGCTTGCTTCTTTTCTTTTTCAATTCTACGCAAAAATGCGTAGTAAATAATTTGTGTAAAATACGAAAAAGGATTTGATGATTTTTCTGGATCAAAATTATGAGCATACAATAAACAATTTTCTACACCGTCTCCAACCATGTCTTCTCGAAATGGATAATTTATAAAATTAGGGCGATGTGATAAATGTTCTGCAATCTTAATAAAACATTCAGCGATATAATTTGTTACTGGTGGTCTTTTATCTCCACAATTTTCTGCAATATTGACGAGTTTCTTCCACTCGGTCATGGACTTGCAAAATTTTTCATTATCAATATAATGTTTTAAAGTTTTGATTTCTTTTTCAATTTCTGGATCTAAATCATCTTCTTTTTTCATGTTCATCCTCTACAGTGCCAAATTGTAACATGTTTATGAAGGTTTGCAAGCTTTCATATGTTTTTTTAAAAAAACTGACGACATAGGCTTGACAGATTTTGATGAACATGTGTATAATTTCTCTGTGGGAATGAAATGAGAAGTTCCATTAGTAGCTATAGTTACTTATAGTCATTAGACTCAGGATCTGGGTTCCAATCAGAGAACTTGTTACCAAAATCTTCTCTGGTCTTTTCATCTCCAGTAAATTTATTTCTCTTCTTTACTTCCTTGATCATATCAAGTAAAGTCTTTGGATCTATTACACCTGCTGTTACTAGATTCATTATGGATTCTGCTGGAATATAAAGTTGCATCATAATCATATGTCTGTCCAACTCTGATGGATCTTCTAGATCTGTTGGATATGTTTCTTTCTTTTTCTTCTTTTTTCTCTTAGATGATTTTGGTGTTTTATTTTCGTTATTCATAGAATTCTTAAATAAGTCCTCTAGGAACATTCCAAATAAATCAGCATCTGTTATTTTATTTGCAATTTCTTTTACATCGTCTGATGTATCATGTAATGTGCTTTGAATTTCATTTTCTTTGAATTCTCTTTCACTCTCACTCTTATATAACTCTAAAGTTTGAGTGTTTGGTTCTGTGATAAATGCAATATGATTTGATGGCAAATCTACATTTTTATTATCTGTATTCACTAACCAATCTGATAATGTTGTTATATCAAAAGGTCTTCCAAGATCATCTAATGATGAGATTGTTTTGAATATCATTGGTTGAAATATTTTAAAATTAGCATCGTTTTGATCTACGATCTGACATGCTATTTCTTCACCACTTCTAAGTTTAAGAACCTTAATATTCATATTCATTCTCCTAACTTAATTTTTGTCTTCTTGAAGGTGAACTCTTCATTAGTATATATGGTAGTTCGCTCATCTAGGTGTCTCAATGCATGGTTCTTATACTTGCCATAGGTGAGATCATCACCAATATCAAAGACCGTAACTTTGTCTTTTGTAGAAGACTTTCTAAGACCTCTACCAATCGATTGTAAAACTCTTATCACGGATTTAGAAGGAGATGCAAATATGATTGCGTGTATGTTTTTGATATTAATACCTGTGCTACATGTTCCATAAGAAGCAACTAACACACTATTTTTACTTTTATCAACAATGTTTCTTATTTGTTCTCTCTCCTCAATATCTGTTTTTCCGCAAATAAGATAAACTTCCTTTTTGTTCGCCTTAGATATACTTTGAAACAGCGGTACTCCATGCTTTTCGACATAGTTAAATAAAACAAGGACATTACCACTAATACTATTTGCGAGATTACATATAAAATCATTTCGTTTATTATTTAGAACTAACCATTCTATTTCTTCTTGATATTTTGCTCTCTTAATCTCTGCAACTTTAGAATCTGGATATTTTAATAATAAACATTCTATATTTAATTTTGCCAAGACATCTTTGTCGATTAATTCTTTTGTGGAAGTAACTTGTTTTACTGCGCCAAACAATCCTTCAAGTACAAGTCTGTGTACCTGTGTGCCATCCAATGTGCCTGTGGTTCCGATCTTATACTCACAATTTTTTAGTTTTGTCATTATTTTAACAAGTGATTTTGCCTTAAATAAATGAGACTCGTCCCCGATAATGGCATCAAATTGACTAAAATAATCTTCGTTTTGATCATATAGACTTTGCCATGTGGATATGATGACTCTGGAATCGGTATTTTTGGACTGACCACCATATATCAAATGAATATGTTTTGATATTTCTTTTGTATTTGCATAGTCTTGAAAATCTGAATTTAATTGTGTTACCAGACCTGTTGTTGGAACAACGATTAATATCTTCTTACTTACACGCTTAAGTAACTCTAACATGATGCAATATATGATAAGACTCTTTCCACTTCCCGTTGGCGATATCAGCAACGCTCTACGATTTGCAATGGCGTGTTTGACTGCTTCTATCTGGTAGTCGTGTGGTTGAATCTGGTTGCCCCCAGAATATACTGTAGGCAGTTCTGAAGGTTCATCTGCCTTTTTCAGTGAAGAGTCATATGAAATTTTATAACCTCTGTCTTCTGCAAACTTTAAAACATATGGAAGTAGTCCAGCGTAAATTTTATTTGTGAGTATATTAAAAAGACGAATCTTTCCATCCCATCTCTTTTTACGAAATGCTGGATTGTATTGTGAATTGGGAACTCTGAATGTAAAGAATGATGATAATTCTTTTGCGATACTCTTTTCGCAATCTATTTCAATATAAACAGAATCAACTTCTTTGATGTGTATCATACACCCTGTGAGAATTTAATCCATTCGATGGATGCTCTTATATTCCAAATTTTATTTGAAATAATTTTAACAACACCTTCTATGTAATTTACTTTTTCTTTTTGTAGAAAAATTTTATTGCCAAGACTAATAATATCAATATCACTATCGATAAATCGATCAATATCCTGTTTAAGAATATTGAGATCAAAGGGTTTCCATCCCTTCAATTTTAATTCCTCTTCTGACATCTTTCCAGAGTAATATAACCATTTATCTCTTTTTAATACCTTTATTTTTGACTCTAAAGATTCTAGTATTAATTTTTCATCCATCAATATACACAAATATTTATTATGTATCTGTGGTATTTTTGCAGATTCTTCTTCTAGATGATTTGCGTCGATTGATGTGTCTAATTCCGCTTGAACTCTAATTTGGTCAATATTCATAATATAAAAATTTACCTTATGGGTTTGTCAATATTTGAACTTCGTAATGAGTATATGCAAATGTTACTGCTGCAATTACTGGATCTGTATCTGTTTGTGAAGAATCAAAGTCTATTCCACTTAAAATTGTAGGATATACATTTTTAAATGTGTAATTTATAATTGGTTTATAATTACTATTCATTATCAGTAATGAAGCAGATGAAACTTTTTGTGCTTCTTTTGGTTTATTTGGTACAAATTTCTCAGTGTCTCCTCGGTAATTGATACCAAGATCAAGCATCCAATTATGTACTTCCAACCAACTTGTAAGATTTTCATCCACCACAAATCCAACTTGTAAATCATCATAGACATAAGATGTTCCAGGTCTACGAGAAACGATACCAGTAGGATTTGATTGTGTTGATGTGCCAAATGAAAGACTTGGAACATTTACTCTTTGTGAAAAAAATGATAAACGAGGACATCTACCAATAAAGAATTGAAATTTATTATTTGTTAATAAATTGTGAGTATCTGGTGCTAATGAATATTCATTTAAAAAATCACCAGGTAGAGTTTGAAGAATAAACTCTGGTATACTCGTATATGTTTGTTGGAGATTTAATGCCATATAATACTATTTATAAAAGAAAACCCAGGGTTTTACCCCTGGGTTCTCGTTAATTCTGTCCACTTTTACTTATCAGTTACCTGATGCGCCGTGGAGGTTGGTGACTGCGAAGATGCGGTAGTAAGCATTGTTATTACCTGTGCTCATACCATCATCGTTTGCGCTGTATTGATCGCGTCCTTGACCGAATGGATTGGCGACTAGACCGTAACGAGTCTTGAAACCGATCTTTGGTTGGAAGGTATCTTGACCAACTGCGCGGACCATTTGTAGTGGGACATATGGGCAGTAGAAGAATCCTGCATCATATGGTGAAGTTCCCTTATAACCAACAGTGACAAAGTTGAGATTGTTGGCAACGAATGGATCGATGTATACTTTATACTTGTTATTGAGGATACCAGCGAAGACATTACCTGTATCATCTACTTGCATGTCAACATTGAGTGCTGGTGAGAGGTTGAGGAATCCACCCATTGCGAGTGCCGATGCGACATCTGCGCTGCAAACGATGAAGTTACCCTTTCCTCTACGAGTATCCTTAGCAATTTGATTTGCTTCGCGTTCAATTTGGAACATAAGTCCACGGAAGCGTTCTGCTGACCAACGACCGTCTGAATCTGAGAGAAGATCGTACACACCACCAACTCCACCAGCTGCTTCCTTATAGCGAAGATCTGATTGTTGGCAACCTGTCTTAGCAATGTGATACATTGCGCGGAGAATTTCACGGTTGATTTCATTCATGATTTCAACCGAGAGAATATTTGCAAGTTCTGCTTCAGCGTCAAGACCATGAATTGCGCGGAGATCTTGTGCAAGTTCTGTGGTGTATTCTGCCTTGAGAGCGCGTGAACGAGCAGTTACTGCAAGGCGTTCAATGCTGAATGCCATTTCGCGGAAATCAAGACCTGTAGAACCACCAAGACCTTCTGCGGATGAAGTCAACATTCCGCGGAATTGTGTGAACACATCTGCTCTGGTAACACCTGTAGTATTTGGTGTTGTTGTTGTAAACGGATTCAAACCACCAGAAGAACCAGAAAGCAATGCTGCATATGAAAGACCAGCGGTAAATCCATAGGTTGGAAGATTACCAACTGAACCACATGCACCAGAGAACTTAGCCCATGGTTCATCGAAGAGTGCTTCAACTCCTGTTGTGTATCCACCACCATCATTGCCGTAACGAGCGCGCATTGCGAAGATAAGACCTGTTGGTGCGGTCATTGGTTGAACACCAGCAATATCGTAAGCAACGACATTTGGCATTGCGCGGCGAACGAGTGAGATAAGAACTGGATCGTAACCAGCAAAGTTTCCTGCTGCTCCGACTTGACCAGTTGTGAAGTTACCACCCATTCCAACTGGACCCATTGATGCTTCAAAGAGGTTTCCTGCTGCTCTTTCTTCTCTCATTGCTTTTACTTGATTTTCGAGAAGAACTGCTGTAACTCTCTTCTTGTGAAGATCTCCGATTGAACCAAGATCTTTGTGCTCAAGAACTGGGTTCCACTTTTCTACGAGTTGGTCATATGGTGTTGTTGCATTAAAATCTAGTGACATTTTTATTTCTCTCCTTAAGTTATCTTTATTATTTAGTAATTTTTATTTTTCAGATAAAACTATCTTTTGCGATGCCTGGATTTATGAGTCCTGCTAGGCGAGCAGACGATGGGGAATTATATACTTTTTCAACCTTTGGTGTATTCTTGTTGAGAACACTAATGGTATTTGCTACGCTAGAAACAAATGGGTCTGAAGAATTTTCAGTAAGAACTGGTGCTGTGTCCATATCTTCAGTCAAAAGACCGTTATTATTTTGTTGAATCTTCTTTGCTCCAAAATATGATTCTTTAAGTAAAGAAACTTTTCTGCGATATTGATCTGGATTTTCAAATTCAATTCCTTCTGCAAGTTTAGCTAACTTCTCAACTTGTGTGTCTGCCAAACCTGAAGTTTCTTCCATAAACGCCTCTGCACAGAGTCTAGCATTTATTTCATTCTTCAAGGAAATATTTTCTTTCATCAATCCGTTTAAATTTTCCTTGAGTTCATTGTTTGCTTCAAAGAGATCATCCAAAACATTGTATTTCTCTTGTGGAACATCGATGAATGAACTTTCGAAAAGATCCTTCAATCCGTTAATGAAGTTTTCTGCGATTTCGGTGCGAAGACCTCTTTCGACTGCAACTTTATTCTCTTCCATCCATTCAGAAATTACATAGTTGAGATATTGATCTACTTGTTCAACAATTTGTTGTGTATTTGCAATTACTTGTTCTTCTATAATTTCCTTTGATGCTGAAAGAATATTATTTTCAATCAAAGAAACTCTTTCACTTATTGCTGCTTCGAATATAGTCTTAGTCTTAAACTTGAAGTCTTCGCTTAAGTTTTCTCCATTGAAGAGACTTGACAAATAGTCTTCTGACATAGCACATCCACCACCGCCACCTTGATATTGTGCAAGGAATGATGCTAGACCAGCTGGCATAGATCCATCAGAACCAACTTGTGATAATAGATATGATAAAGCAGTTGCGTTTGGCACATCGGAAGTCCATTGTGGATCTTCTGATAATCTATAACCTTTTCGGAAGTAAGATTCATTTGCTCCACATCCACCGCCTACAGCAATATTGTTTGCGGCAAAGAAATCAGCAAGTGCTGCTGGAATACTTCCATCTATTTGATATTGATTCAGAAGATTTGCCAAATCTGAGGCATTGGAAACTGAGTCAGTCCAATCTTCTGAGATTTTCTTTTTCATTTTCTTTTTCATCATCATTTTTGCCTCGTTCATACCACAACCACCAGGAATTGCTATGTTG